ATGTAAAATCGAAATAAGTTACCGGATTGCGAACCAAGAGTGAAATCAAGTGACCTTGATGTGTTGTTAGCGAACAGATCGAAAAAATCTATCGTATCTGTTAAAACCATCTCCGGGTCTATTGAACCGGTAAAGTTACGATCCGTTATACGATACGACAAAATACCGTTCTCATCGTTGACACTTTCCCGAGCCGATAGGGTATTCTCGCAATTCAGTTCGATTGACGACACCACAGCCGCGTAATTGTCTATACTGAGTTGTGCGTCGAGGAATACCGGCGGTAAACTGGATTCATGAGATACACCACTCAACATTGAGGCATTAAGCACATCTGAAAAAACGCCCTGAAACTCAAAATCCATCATTGCCGGTTCACCGGATTTAAACGTAAACTTTACTTTGCCGCGCGCACCTTTTATGCTCCTTTTGAGCCCGTCGGTAAACATTCCCATAGTTAATGTGGCAGGGTCATCTGATAACGGTTTCCACTCAACCCCTGAATCTTCAACGGCAGACGGTGTGGCTGACGCTCCGGATGTTTGACCGGTTATAACGTTCTCATCGTCCCATGTACCTGTATTGAAATCAACGAAATACAACGTAGCCGTTCCGTCTGATGTATCTATAACCACCCGTCCTGATGCGCCTGTAGTAGATTGCAAAATAGTCTCACCATGAATAAAAGGTCCGTCGCTAATTGTACCTATATTTAATTTTTCGAGATTATTTTTTTCGAACCCACACGATTCAAGCAATTTTGACCATTCGGGAACAATAGTTGATGTACCTGACCCGCGCATTTCAAGCTGAAACGTTATACCTGCTGATCGTGTACCGGTAAGTTTGCCCATTTTGCTTAAATTGGCTCGAACAGGGTTGCGCTCAAAAAGTTTAAAATCAGGGTTGAATTTCGGATCGATTATTAATAGTTTAGCGTCTTGAGTACCAAGAGATTCCGCTGTTCCTTCAACAGATTCTATTTTAGCTGCCAATTGGCGTTTACGTCGTAACATTTTTTTATTATCCTCCTTATACGGATGTAAGATCGGTTCGTATGTGCCGATACAAAATTTCTACAGTTATTGTCAAACCTGAATATGGTTGTCCTTCAACAGTGATAAACGGATAATTGCCTGTAATTTTTGTATCTATAGCAAACCCGCCTCGGGCTGGATCGGTCATTAATGATTTGGTTATATCCTGCAAAAACGTGATCAAATATGCGTCGGTAGAACCGCTAAACTCCGATTTATCGTGCCTGACCCATAAATCAAGGTTCAGCGTCAACGTGCAGGTGACATACGGTTCAGGACCCGGCTGGATATCTTCACTAACCGGCAAAATTTCTATAAACGGTTCTTTGACCGTACTGTTACCTTTTTGCTCGAACCGATACACATTTTCCAACGTATTATTAAACCCGTTGACTGTTGTGATTAAGTCAAGTGAATCAACAATATTGCGCATTATCTGTTCACGTACTGCTGTCATAATTTCGCAGCCTTGGTTAATGTCTGATCAACTGCTTTATTTATGCGACTATTAGTGAACCCTGCCAGATCATCCCACGTTCTGTAAAATTTCAATCGGGGTTTAAGCTTAATCGACCGTCGTAACGCAAACAAAAATTTTGTTGCTTTGCGGGTGGTCTTGGCAAGATACAGTTTACCGCCGGTTTCTACAGGAAACATACCTTTCACATCCTGCAGATTTTTCTTGTAAATTTTACGTTTTCGCCCTCGACTGGTGAGCGCTTCACCGATAGGGATTGCCATATTACCGGTTATTCTCGCGCCTTCTTCATGTGCCCGAGCTATCTTCGAATAGCTGTATAACACTAACCCAACAGATTTAGGATTTTTCCGGCCTTTACCGATTACAGTAAATTTTGAATATTTGCCGATTCCCACATTAGGCCGAGTTTTTAGTTCTGTTTGTTTCCATAACGTTTTATAAAATTTCCTGCCGATATGATCAAACGCATCAGCCACATTCCGACGTAACAAGCCCGGCATAGCGACTAACGCTTTTTGAACATTTTTTGTATTAACCTGTATAGTAACCGATTCATTCATAATTATTTACCTACTAATAAACGCCAAATGCCCTTATCGAATTCAATAATTTCTTCTACCACCCAATCAGATACATCCTGCCCGGGATATTCAGGAAAACTTATTGTATCGTTACCGATATCTACAGCTTCAACTCCCGAGTCGGGATGATTCGCTATATAAACCTCGCAATGTTTACGAACTGACCGCATAGTGTTCTGCCCGGACGGCTCAATACGGTTACGGATAACTATCGCATTGATAACAATGGGGTCACCTGATCTCGCAATATACGTTATCTGCTCGGCAAACTCTTTATCGTTCATGAAAACGGTTGCTGTATCTGTACTGATCTGATCTTTAAAACTCATAAAAAACCTGCGGGGAGCTCCGAAGAGCTCCCGATATGTTAATGTTATGCCGTTACTTTCAATAAAAAACCGAAATAAGGATCGATTATCTGTTCATCTGTATGCTGGCGTACCCTGAACACATCGCTTCGGACACCTTCTTCACGGTACGATTCTACCGTGGCGTTCTCGGGACTATCGGCTGTCCAAAGAAACGTTCTTGCCAGTGTAGGTTGAGACAAATCCTGACCGTCGTCTGCTATTTTTGCGACCATCACATAATCATCGCTCCAGATATCCGCTCCGACAAACGACGCTCCTTCTTTAGCTGTGTTACGGATAGAACTGCCGATTACTATCCTTGATATACCAAGAATATCCGCTAAAGCGTTTTTGATTTCCTGCTCTGTTAAACGGGCGACATATTTAATTGAATCTTTTATACCCGTATTAATAAGCAGGCGGTCAAGGTTAGTTCGGCTCATAATCAACGTGTTAGGTTCCATACCGCAATTCGTGCGCACTTGTTTGCGAGCATCTTTTATGTGCGTAATAACATCGGCGCTGACGTCTGTCCATGGATCGCTATCATACGATTTGAAAAGATCCGAACCGCTGAACGTTGTCGTATTCATTACAATATCCGCGATTCGTTTTTCCTGACCCTGCAGAAGACGACGGGTTATGATATTTGTTAAGTTCAGTTCCGCATTAAAATCTGAAGCGTAAAGCGCTCTTTTTGAGTCGTCAAGAGGTCCTTCAAGACCATGCTCAACACAAGCGAACTCTTTATCTTTCACTTCGAAACCGTCACGGTTATAGTTACCGCGAGGACCGCGTTTAGTATCCGCGTCACGAGTGATACTTTCACGAGTAATCGCCGGATACTTGCCTTCTTTTTTTAAAGTCCGAAAAATAGGCGCTACTTGCGTACCTATAAAACCGTTGTTAGGGTCGTCCATGAACTCCAGCATAGCCACACCAAGTTCAAGCCGAGGGACTGCTCCGGGTCCTGAATAATTTACTCCTGCCATTTTTGTTCTCCTTATCTAAAAGTTTCGGTTTGATTGATCATTAAACCGGCAACATTTCTATTATTTCACCACCGGATGAAGCCGCTTCAAGCGCAGTTGCTATTTTGTTGCCGGATGCGCTGTCTGATACTTTACCGTCATCAGCCGCGTATAAATCGGCTTGGACTGCGAAACTATCGCTCGCTTCAATCTTGAACGTTTTACTTCTGGTTTTTAAACGCACTGTTATGTGTTCTCCAACTTTAACGCTGTCTTGAGTTACACCGATATAGTTGTCGCTGTCTGCCTGATCGGCATACACAACCGTATCTCCCAAACCGGGAGCAAGTTTAACCCGTCGATACGCCTCAAGTGCTTCGCCGGCAATAAAACCTTTTAATCCTTCATTCTGCTGGGACATGTTTTTTTCTCCTTCTATCTAAATATTCGCTTTTTTGTACTTAATTATCTTGACGGTGCGGTTGCTTTTAACGCTTCAGTCATCGTACCGCCATACTGCGCTTTGAACTCTTTGGCACGGTCAAGATGCGACATTTTTTCGTAGTTACCTGAATCTAAATCAGGTCCAACGTTACCGTTGGATGAGTTTTGCATATTCTCTAACTGTTTCTCCTGAAACTCAATGGTCGCCTGCTCGATACTCAAGCCGTTCTGAACAGCATCGTATGCCAAATCACCCATATCATGAAACGATGCGGCTTTTTTAAGAATCAAACAGGTTCTTGATCGTTCTCGGGTAATCCCTTCATTGATACCTGATTCAAATTTTTTCTGCTCAATTGACTCGAATATATCCGGTCGTTCTTTTTGCAGTTTTTCTGCGGTTAAATCTTCATACATAGCAAAATTCTCCTTGTGTTGAATTGATATTTGACGGTTTATACGATATTTATCTAAAAATAAAGCTACCTGCTCAACTACATCAGGTTGAGAAAGCAACTTATCAAGAAACGCAGTTACTTCCGCCGACGGTTTCACGGTTTCTGAGAAAAAACCATTGTTTGCCGCCGGGTCATCGACTATATCTACAGACAACAATTTTTTTACTCTAATCAACGGCGGAACACCTTCTTGATCATCGGTTTCGTTACGGAACTCTTTGTCCCAGTGAATGACCATTGAAGAACCAAACGCATCCGGGTCGGACTCGGCAAGGTTCATTACATAATCCGCAAGGTCGCCATCAGGGGTATGGTTTGCTGATTTATCGAGATGTAAATCTGCCCGGACAATATCGTCATCAATCCTGAACTTTTTCACACGGCCAAGAAACGTACCGAGCGCAGTACTGCTCATGTTCGGATGACCGAACCGCGATTTAATACCCATCTTAACGTTATTACCAAGCTCAACTATTTTATTGAGAGCATCGTAATCAAACTCGCCCCGCTCATCGTGTGTGATTCCTTTGGTTACTACCGCAAACCCATGGATAACTTTTTTATCTCTATCAACCTTAACGTGCCCAGCTCGGGCAATATCTGTCCTGAACAAATTTTTCATAGTTTATTCCTTATCTGTATTGTTATCTGATGTCCCATTTTCATCTCTACCGGATTCACCAGTTCCAACTTGAATATCTTCAAGTCCGAGTTCTTTGAGCTTTTCTTGTTCCCGTTTTCTCTGTTCAAAACTTTCCTCCCAATCTTTACCTTCCGCTGAATACAAATCCGAATAAGTGACGATACCGTTTTTCAACCCTACTTCCGCCGCTTTGGCTTCTTTTAGCGGATCAACCCATTCCCAGCCGGGCGCGATCCACGTTGATCCACACCAGTACCGTTTATTCTCATAAAACGAATCGATTTTAAGTTCACCTCGCAAATAAGCTTCTTCGAGCAGCATTTCCCAAATAGGTTGGCAAAGTTTACGGGATATCCATTCCTGCCTGACCTTAAAGTATCTCCGTGCTTCAAGCAAAGCCGCCCGGGCACTTGAATAGTTGGTTTTGGAAAAATCTTTTGCTACCAATTCGTAAGGGAGCCCTAGAGCCGTTGAGATTGCACGGAGGATTCGCTCGACAAACGGCTCAAACGTGGCTCCGGGGCGTTGCGGGTTGAACGAGGTGATTTGTTCGCCAGGCATAAGATGCCGTATCATGCCCGGTTCGAGAGATTCAAGATATTGCCCTGATGAATTTTTGTCGTACATAGTGTTGGTTTGTAAATCCATCGAGGATTCTGAGGTTATGAATAAAGAAAAACAAGCTGCTATTCGTGCGGCAACAAGTTCGGCTTCTGCGTATTCTGATAAATCTTTAAAATAATTAAGAACCGGTGCGAAAAAAGGTATACCGCGTGTCTGACCTGACCGCATGACGTAATACAAATGAAAAATGTTTTTGCGCCCGAACTTGTCTTTGGCAGGTATTTCTACAAATTCACGTTCCCAACCTTTACTGTACCGATAATCGCCAGGATGTGTTTTCTGGATATAATAAACAAGCGGTTCGCCGTTATGACCGATCCTGACTCCTGCCCTGACAGATTTGTCGGTTCGTTTACCGGGCGGTGAATCGAGCCGATCTGATTCCACTACCTGCAAGGCAAACGAATAAGGCCGGTTTTTATCTTTTAACATCCGAGGGATAATAATAGATTCGCCGTTTTCCAGTATCTGCCGGTCGATCAACTGCTGTATCTCGTAAAAATCCATACGTTCACCGGCATCCGCATAAGGAACCCATCGTTTCCAGATTTTCTCAATCTGTTTTTGAATTTCGCTTGCCTGCTGATCTGATATGCTAAGATACTCTTTATCGATTCTGCTCTGGGGACGGATTCCCGCTCCAACAACATTGGTAGTCATCGTGCCGGTAATACCCGACGCATGAGCATCGTTACGGTTTAAATCTCTGCTTCGTTCACGAATATCCGCTAATTCAGGTAACAAAGTTTCATCTGCCGATCCACCACAGGGTATCCATGAAGATTTTAGCCTGTTGTGTTGCGCTCCTTTATACGCTTTGAACGATTGAGATAAACGAATAGCTTCCCTGAACATTTTTCTACGAAAAGCTGACCGGGGAGAAAACACTCCGATCATGCCATCTATACTGTTTTCTATTTTCTGCGCAATTTTGCTCTTTTTACTCATTCCGGATTATTAAACCTCGCGTATAATGTTCTGGTTTGCGACCCGGCTATTTCACGCCTGAGTTTAGTACGTAACCTGATAAGTTCATTCAAACTGATATACTGAAGGTTCCTGTCGCCTATACTGTACGAATGAACCGCTCCTCCAGTAAGCCGAGCGTTTATGGCTGTTTCTACATTTTCGAGCAGTTCTTGTTTGCTTGGTGCTGTCATAGAATCTCCTGCATTTGCCCAATAAAAAAACCCGCGTCTCGCTCGTGCACGAGAAACGGGCTTTCTATTATCATATTGGGTGCGCTTGAGACGGCCAAACCTCAACGCATTTTTACTTTATACAACAATAATTCTATATCTAATTTGAACTTAAATCAAGGGGGGCATTACTACAAAATGGAAAAATTTAAAAAATATGTTTATTTACTATCTTTAAGTTTTTTTGTCTTTTCCATAAATTTATCAAAATCACTTACAGGTTGACTTGATTCTATTTGACGCTCTTTGGCTTTAAATTTCTCAAACTCTGTTGACGCAAGCTGTTCTGCTATTTTAGCCGATACTTTACCTGCATTTTGTAAAATATCACGTTCGTTAAATTGAAGAAACGCATCAAGTTTAGTTATCCATTCAGACATAGTCACCGCTTTATGTCGCCTCGCCTGATCTTCGGCGTAATCAAGATACATGGTGACTATTAAATTTAATTCTTTTAACTCTGATTCACTAAGGTAGTTTTTCGCTACTGCAATATCTGTTTTCCTAATTTTACCAGCCGGAGCATTTTTCCATGTAGTCAACCCCATATTCGGTTTGTCTGCATCCGCGCGATCCGCAATAAGTTCTGCAGCTGTTCTACCATGAATTGCCCAATGCAGTTTATTTTGAACAGTGGCGTAAAATTCATTAGTAATATCCGCATTAGGATCATAATCAACACTACATTGAGCATATATATCGGTGATTTTCTGATAAAACCTTCTCTCTGAAGCACGAATATCCCTGATACGTTCGAGTAATTCATCAAAGTAATCGCCGGATAGATTCTTATTACCTTTTAATCTCTCATCATCCATAACAAAACCTTTGACAATATATTCCCTAAGCCGCTCTGTTGCCCATTTCCTGAACTGA